CCCTGATCTGAACATCCGGAAAGGTCCTGGCACTGACTACGGCAAGACAGGGAAATATACGGGAATCGGCGCCTTCACGATTGTAGAGGAGGCAGACGGAAAAGGCGCATCCAAGTGGGGGCTGCTGAAATCCTATCAGAGCGGTCGCAATGGATGGGTGAGTCTGGATTATGCACAGAGAGTGTAACTGAATATCGGAGGACAGCAGAACAGCCTGCGGCATTTGAAACGATGCTGCGGGCTGTTTTTTTTCGTTTTGCGGTTCAGCTTGTTTTCTTTTGCGAGGCTGTCAGGTGCAGCGGTTTTGTCATCAGCTCGACGCAGTCCGAAAAGCCGAGCAGATAGGCAAGCGCACCGTACCTTGCACCAAGCGCGTTCTGTTCGCAGGAGTGCTGGTCAATCAGGGAGTGGGCTTCTTTCGGCAGATTCATAGCCTCCAGACGGTCTAAATATTCCCCTGACTTCCGGACAATTTCCTGGTATTCTTCATCCTTTTCAAGGATGCGGTCCAGTATGCCGTTTACCCGCATATCCATCAGCAGATACAATACAGAATCCTTATCCATGTCAGAATCCCTCCTTTCCTCAGTGGTGCATATTAACTCTGAAAGAACGGATTATCAACTTGAATTTTTTATTTCATGGGTATCCAAAACCGACTGCAAATCTCCGTATGTTGAGGAGGTGCATCCATTGCGGCGTGCCTCCCGTGAATGGACGGGGAGGGCGGCAGGCAGATATTTTTACGCCGGAGGGTGTATAAAGCCGCCCGTAAATCTCCGTATGTTGAGGAGGTGCATTGATATGACGGATGAGGATATGGGCAGGATCAGCAGCCTGAAGCAGCAGGGCAAAAGTGCCGTGGCGATTGCGGAAATGCTGCACCTGCCGGCAAATACGGTAAAGTCCTACCTGCGGAGGCATCCGGGGACGGAGGATGCCCACATCTGCCCGCAGTGCGAGAAAGCGGTCACGCAGAACAAAGGCAGGAAAGAAAAGCGGTTTTGTTCGGACAGATGCCGGATGGGATGGTGGAGTGCGCACCAGTCGGAAATGGATAAAAAAGCATATTATACGCTGGTGTGCCAGCAGTGCGGGAAGGAGTTTGTGAGCTATGGGAACCAGGGAAGGAAGTTCTGCAGCCGGGAGTGCTACGGGAAGCACAGGCGCAAAGCTGCCGGAGCAGTATTCGGCGGATAACCTCATGACATACCGGATATCGCTTTCCCTGGTTGACAGACTGGCAGCGGAAGGAGTGGTCACGGCGGCGGAGCGCAGGAAGGCTTACACAATTATCGCCAGAAGGCACGGGCTTTCTCTGGACAGTATTTTTGCGGAAAATGCTTGATATAACAGCGGTTCAGAGTGATTAATAGGGTACGCCCGAAGTGGCAGGAATTGATACAAGGAGGGATGACGACATGGGCAGGAAAGTGACGCAGGTGGCCTTCGGCGCGCCGGAGCTCCCGCGGGATAAGAACGTGGCCGCATACTGCCGTGTATCGTCCGGCAAAGATGCCATGCTGCACTCGCTGGAGGCGCAGGTCAGCTACTACAGCAGCCTGATCCAGAACCACAGCGGATGGGAGTACGCCGGCGTTTATGCGGATGAAGCGCGGACCGGCACGAAGGACACCAGGGAGAATTTCGTGCGCCTGCTGGCGGACTGCAGGGCGGGGAAGATCGACATGGTGCTGACCAAATCAATCTCACGCTTTGCCAGGAACACGGTGACGCTGCTGGAGACGGTGCGGGAGCTGAAGGAGATCGGCGTGGATGTTTATTTCGAGGAGCAGAACATCCACTCGCTGAGTACGGACGGGGAGCTGATGCTGACGGTGCTTGCTTCCTATGCACAGGAGGAGAGCCGGTCAGCGAGCGAAAACCAGAAGTGGCGCATCAAGAAGAATTTTGAGGAAGGGAAGCCGTGGAGCAGCACGCTGCTCGGCTACCGCAATGTGAACGGAAGGTATGAGATCGTGCCGGAGGAAGCGGAGACCGTGCGGATGATATTCGACTGGTACCTGGAGGGGATGGGGGCGACCGCCATCCGGAACCGCCTGAACGCCATGGGAATCAAGACGAGGCTTGGGAACAGGTGGAGCCGCAGCCCTATCTTAAAGCTGCTCCGGAATTACGCATACACCGGGAACCTGCTCCTGCAGAGGACTTACCGCGAGAACCACATCACGAAGAAATGCATCATCAACCATGGGGAGAAGCCGATGTACCACGCCGCCGACACCCATGAGGCTATCATCGATATGGACACGTTCAACCAGGTTCAGGAGGAAATAAAGCGGAGGGCGGAACGGTTCAAAAGCCCGGAAGGGATGGAGATGAGAACCTACCCCTTTACCGGATTGGTGCAGTGCGGCCGCTGCGGGAAGAATTACGTGCGGTCGGGCGCACCGGCATACCGGACATGGACCTGCCGGACGCGGAGGAAAGAGGGGCTGAAAAACTGCGGCGCGGACATCATCCCGGAAGAGGAGCTTTTCCGGCTCACTGCCGAGGTGATTGGCGGAGAGGTGACGGAGGATGCCGTCAGGGGTAAGATAACGGCAATCCGGGCAGGGGAAAACCGCACACTGGTATTCTGCTTAAGGAACGGAAAAGAAACCGTTAAACAGTGGAAAGAGCATGAAACAGCCCGTGTCTGCACGGAGGAGCAGAAGCGGCAGATCAGCCTGAAAAATTCCGGCCGGAAGCGGACGGAGGAGGAACGGAGGAAGCAGAGCGAGCGGATGAAGGAATACTGGAAAGGCCGGGAATACCCGGAGGAGCGGCGCAAAAAGCAGAGCGAGAAAATGAGGGAATACTGGAACAACGGGGAGGCTTCGGATGCGCACAGGCAGACGGTGAGCCGCCTGATGAAAGAAATGCGGGCCGGGGAGAGCGGCGCCGGAAAGGAGGGGCAGGATGGCTAATGTGACAGTGATACCTGCGACAAGGAACCTGCATACCGGGATAAGGAATGACGCGGTGGCGAAGCGGAAGACCGCCGGGTACGCCCGCGTCAGCACGGACAGCGAGGAGCAGCTCACCAGCTACGAGGCGCAGGTGGATTATTATACCAATTACATCAAGTCCCGCCCGGAATGGGAATTCGTAAACGTGTACACGGACGAAGGCATAAGTGCAACCGACACGAGGCACCGGAGCGGCTTCAACCAGATGGTGCAGGACGCCCTGGACGGGAAGATCGACCTTATCGTGACCAAGTCCGTGAGCCGTTTCGCAAGGAACACGGTGGACAGCCTCACCACGGTCCGGAAGCTGAAGGAGAAAGGCGTGGAGGTCTATTTCCAGAAAGAGAACATCTACACGCTGGACTCCAAGGGCGAGCTTCTCATCACCATCATGTCCTCGCTGGCACAGGAAGAGTCCCGCTCCATTTCGGAAAACGTGACATGGGGGAAACGGAAGCGGTTTGCTGACGGCAAGGTCAGCCTGGCCTACAGCTCCTTCCTCGGCTACCGGAAAGGGGAGGACGGGCAGATGGAGATCGTGCCGGAGGAGGCGGAGACGGTGCGCCTCATCTACCGGCTGTTCATGGAGGGGCAGACGCCCTATGCCATTGCAAAATATCTGACGGACAGGAATATCCCGACGCCCACGGGGAAGGAAACCTGGCGGCACAGGACGGTGGAGAATATCCTTTCCAACGAAAAGTACAAAGGAGACGCCCGCCTGCAGAAGTGCTACACGGTGGACTTCCTTTCCAAGAAACGCAAGGCGAACGAAGGGGAGGTGCCGCAGTATTATGTGGAGGGCAGCCATGACGCCATCATCGAGCCTGCGGAGTGGCAGCTCGTGCAGACGGAGATACAGCGGAGGAAGAACACGGGGCGGAGCCATAACTGCTGCAGCCCGTTCTCGGCAAAGCTGAAATGCGGGGACTGCGGGGAATACTTCGGCTCCAAGGTCTGGCACTCCAACAGCAAATACAAGCGGACGATATGGCAGTGCAACGCCAAGTTCAAAGGCGGGAGCAGGTGCGCTACGCCCCATCTGTACGAACAGAGGATAAAGGAGATGTTCCTGGAGGCGCTCGGCATCCTGATGGAAAACCGGGAGGAGGTTATCGGGGACTGCAGGGCGGTCATGGAAGCACTGGCGGACTGCGGCCCCATCGATGCAGAGATGGAAGCGGTCAGCGATGAGATGGAGGTGACCGCAGGGCTGATCCAGAAGCTGGTCGATGAGAACGCCACCCGGAAACTTGACCAGCACGATTACCGCAAAAAATATGACGGGTATGCCAGCCGGTACGCCGCTTTGGAGAGCCGGATGGACAGCCTGGATAAAGAGCGGGAGAGGAAGGAGATCCAGTATGACCTTTTCAGCGGCTTCCTTGCGGGGCTTAGCGAAACGGAAGAGCTGCCGGTGGATTTCAACGGGAAGCTGTTCCACAGGCTTGTGGATTACGCAACGGTCTATCCGGACGGCAGGGTGGTGTTCGCCTTTCGCAACGGTGTGGAGGTCAGCACGGAGATTTGAAGACAGCAGCGGTCGGGGTATCGGGTTTGTACCAGATGCCTTCGGTCGCTGTTTTGCATATGAGTAAAACAACTTGCTGGATAAGGATTAATTTGGATGGAAATTTGCTGGAAATTGAGGTATAATTTTGATGCTGGAA